ACGATGTTCTTTGGTTCGTTTCTCCTGATGTTGCTGATAACTATCGTTTAGCGGTTGCTTCTCAGTCTGCTGAAGTGTACACAACAGGTGAGCCTGTATTGAAGTTCTTAGGTTATACATTGACAGTTGGTGAAGGTATGCCTGCATCTACTTCTGTATTGTCTTTAAAATCTAACTACATCTTCTTAGCTGACTTAGTTTCTGACCCTTCAGACCTTACAGTTATCGACATGAGAAACACAACAGGTGATGCTAACATCCGTGTTCGTTCTGATTTCAAAGTAGGATTCGACTACTTGAATGATGATGAGTGGGTTGTTTACGGAATCCAGGCTTACATCTCGTAAATTTAATAGGGGTGTAAAAGCCCCTTATTTTTTAACTTAAAATATTTAAATCATGGCATGTGCTACATTAGAAGAGATTGCTGCTGATTGCGAAAGAAACTCTGGGGGATTACATGAATTGTACGTTGGAAGGTTTAGCGATATTACTGCTATTACTGAGAACACAACTACTTGGAATGTAACCGCTGCAACTGTAAGTGTTGCACCTTCAGTAATCGCAATCAAACGTAAGACTTCGCAATATACAGAAGATGAACAACAAGACTTCGTGAATGGTTCTGTAACAGTTACTAGAACAACTAACGTTAAGTTACACCGTAGAACAGGATTAAAGTCGAGAGCATTAGACATCTTAGGAGCAGGACAAGATTACTTGTACACTTTAGAGAAAGATGCTAACGGTATTTGGTGGTACACTCCTTACTCACAACTACAATCAGTAGGTGGTGGTTCAGGAATGGAACGTGCAGATGGATCTAACTACGATGCAGTATTAATCGCTGAGAATGACCATAAGAGTTACACTATTGATGCTGCGGTTGTAGCTGCGATGATAGCAGTATCTTAATAAGAATACCTATAATTAGGAAGGGGTGCAGTAGTGTACCCCTTTTTTTGTTTCAAATCGTGAGGTTGTCCCTATACTTATATGATTTACATAACACAGTCAGTAGATTCTAAAGTATGCCTAACACTTGCTGAAAGTTCACTACTTGCAGCACCTCATTATTTGTTTGCTCTTTATAGGGATATAGACTTAGATGAGCCTGTGACATGTGTACACTATGCCGATATAAGTACTTATCCTAATACCTATAATCTATTCACGTTTAATGAGGATATTGCTTCAGGTGAATATACTTATAGAGTGTATGAGAGTGCGGATGCTAATCCGACTGAGATAGCAGATACAACAGGTAGAATATTAGAAGAAGGTTTAATGATTGTTTACTCATCAACTGATGTTGATACAAGCGTATATTTATGAAGCTATTTGGAATACAATTCGGTGGTAAAACTCCTGCGGTTAGAACAGAACCACAAGCGTTTAGTACACCTTTCTTGAAGATTGGTAAGGGTAACTTATCACTACCTTACATCCAATCGAATATCAGTAACGGTTCAATCGTTTACTTCGGTGAGGAAAATCTATTCCCTCAGATACTTAATCAGATGTATTACACATCACCTATTCACGGTGCTATCATTGACTTCATTGTTAAGGCAACTATTGGAGGGGGGTATAGCATTAAAGGACTTACAACAGGTGCGGAAAAGGTAGACTTTGAAGTATTTAAGCGTAAGGTTAAGTTACCTAAGTTAATCAAACAGTTTGAACGTGACCATCAGATACATGGGCGTACTCATGCAATTATGGTGTTTAGTGATAGCGGTAAGTGGTTATCTATGAAGCGTGTTGATCCATCTTGTATTCGTTACCGATTTGATGGTGGCTTCGAGTATTCAAGTGATTGGTCAACTCAAGCGAATAGAAGAATCATCCCTGCGTATGATGCAATGAATCCATGTGGTGAGATGCTATACACGTTCGGTGAAGCAGGTGCAGGACAAGACTATTATCCTATACCTACTTACTCATCTTGCCTTAACTGGGTATTCTTAGATGGTGAGCAGTCGTTACTTCATAAGAGTAATATTCAGAATAGTATATTTCCTTCATTAATCATCCGTAGACCAAAGAGATTTGGTTCAAAGAAGGAAGCAGAAGATTTTAAAGATGGTATTGCAGGGGCTTCGGGTTCAAGTAATGCAGGTAAAGTTATGGTGTTAACAGGTGATGGTATTGAGAACACACCTGAAGCGCAAACTGTATCATCTAATAACAATGATAAACTATTTGAATCTACTGCCAAAGAGATTAAAGACAATATTTGTTTTGCTCATAAGATTAACCCTTCAATCATGGGGGTAAAGGTTGCAGGTTCTTTAGGTAACGCACAAGAATTAGAAATGTCTTATGCCATCTTTGAGAAGAATGTAATACTTCCTGAAAGAGAATTAATGGAAGCTATGTGGTCAGAGATAATGCAGATATGTGACGTTAAAGGTAAGATACAATTCAACGGTTATAAGTTATTAGGTGAAGAAATTGTCGAAGATACAACAGGTGCATCTAAAACTCGTGACTTAGTTAACGCAATGTCACCATTATTAGCTAATGCACTACTTAAATCAATGACTATAAACGAACAAAGAGCATTAGGAATGTTGCCACCGTTAGCAGGTGGTGATGAGTTACCTACAATGCAACCCGAAACACCCCCTGTATTATGATTTACTTTGTAACTGAAGCGTACTTAAAACAAAAGACACCGATAACACAGAACGTGTCAGCTATTGAGGTGGTGAAATATATTGAACCTGCTGCTTGTTCCTGGATGCAGAACATATTAGGAACTTATTTCTTTGATGACTTGCTTACTAAGTACAACGCTCAGACTTTATCATCCGATGAAACTGCATTGGTCGCTAAGATACAACCTGCGATTGCGTGGAGGGCTGCGGTTGATTGTGTGTTAGGCTTAACGTATCAACTAAAAAATAAAGGACTGCAACAACAGAATGGAGATAACTCAGAGAGTGTTGAACAAGGTACAACTGCTTTCGTTATGCGTCACTACGAACAAAAAGCTGAGTTCTTTGAATCTATTGCAAGACGTTACTTAGATATTAATAAGGACTTATTTCCTAACTATACAAGTACACTCAACACTGATTGTGAGAATGCTTTACTTACACCACAGTCGGACGATAACTTCAATACCGATATTCTATTTATATGATAACGTACTTACAGGCGGTTAGTGTTATAGAAAACTTTGCCACTCAGAACGAGATGGTGCAGAAGTTCGGCTTTGAGTTTAAAGAACAGATGCCTAACATCGCTACTGAAGATGAGCGTTATCCATTGCTATTCGTTGTTCCTATTGGTGCATTACCAAGTACAAACGCTAACGAGTTTGAGATTGACATTTACTGTTTAGATCGTTATACACAAGACCGAGTTAACGTGACATCTGTTGTTAGTGATACTCAACTAATCCTTGCAATGCTTTCTAAGTGGTTAGAAGAAGGTCAGACTGATATGGATGTGATACACGCTTATCCAATGCTACCTATTAACAATGACTTACTAGACTATTGTGGTGGATGGGTAATGCGTGTTAGAGTTGAGGTGGACATGGTATCAATCTGTGAGATACCATTAAGCGGTGTTGAGCCTACTCCGCCTACTCCATGTGACGATGCTTCGTATATCGTTGAGTATGTAAACGGTACACTAATACAACAAGGTACAATACCTTCGGGTGGTAGTGAGACGATACAGGTTCCTAACCCTGCAACGTGTGACGATGCTACTCTTAACATTAACGGTTCGTTATTCACTACTATTGGAAGTGGTGACACTTATTCCTTGTTAGTACATAATACTTTAGGAGACCAATATACGGTAGGTGCTGCGAGTGGTTTACATTGGCAGGTAGGCAACAGTACAATACTAATAAACGGCAATCAGTTAACATCGTTAATAGCCGAAGGTATTTTACAAGCAGACTTAACAGCTTCTGATGGGGCTACGTTTGTTGGTACAATTCAAAACTCGACTTTTATAACGGTTGCTGATTCAGTAGTAAGCAATTCAGATGATACATATTCAGTTAACGTATTAGCTGAACAACCTTTGGAGTTGCCTGACACTACTTATAACGTGTATGTAGCAGGAGTATTACAAGCATCAACATCATTACCAACATTAGGAAACGATAATATAAATATAGTATGGACATAAACATCCCAACATTAGTAAGTCAATCATTAACCAATGGAGTAACTGCGTTTGCACCTTCAGAGAATGTGGTATTCGATGCGTTAGCACTTAAGCAGAACTTGCTTTACCGTAGCATAACAGTTACACCTTCAAGTACGCTAACAGGTACTCTAACTGAAACTCAACTATTACAGATTACTATTCCAGCGAATACTTTGAGTGCGAATGAAATATTAGACTTATCTTCTAAGTTTTTCAGAGCAGGTAATACGTCTAATATAACATTTAGGTTTAAGATGTCTACTAACGCAACGATGCCAACAGGTACAACAGGTCAAATAGCTACATATGTATTACCTACAAATAACCAACATATAAAGTTTACTAGGGAGTTTAAAATTTTTGGAGGCAATATAATAGGAGTATTAAATACAGCTAATGCTGTAACTGATTATGGTATAGGAAATAACGCATTATCTACTCAGGCTTTCGATAATACTGTTACTAACTACTTCTATGTTAGCGCAACTTTAGGCAATACTGGGGATTCAATATATTTATTAAGTAATAAACTTTGTAACTAATATGTACACTATAATAGAAGAAATCACAGGCAAGGTGCTATTTTGTAAGTTCGATAATGAAGTACAAGAAGGTCAGGTAGCAGTAACTGAACTTCAAACAGAAGCATTCGTTGAAGCGTTCTTTGACTTCAAGACTAGAACGTTTTATGGTGAACCTTTAATCGTTGAAGAATGAATCCTGAGAAGATATTAGACTTAACAGTAAAGTTTGGAGTAGTTCCGCTTATGTTCTATTGGATAATCGTTTTAGATCGTAAGCTAACAACAGTTGAAAGTAGGTTGTACGATTGTTACGAAGATAGAATACAAGTCCAACCGTTAAGCGACAACAAGCCGAAAGAAGTCAAGCAACTTATAGCGGTACTTCCTAATGAGGTAAAGATTAAGCATGAAGGTAATTGATATAATCCAATCAATCGCACACGATACGTTAAAGAAAGATGTTAACGGTGTACGTGAATGGGATAGGATGAAGCTGACAATGTTTGTGTCGTTTATAGTGGCTATTGTCTTTGCAATCGTTGATTTTATACAACATGGTTTACGCTTAGATGTGTGGTTAACTCTAATAGGATTCGCCTACGGTAGCAAATTAATTGATGCACAAGCTAGGAAAATAGAAAAGTAATTGTATATTAGCCAAAAAAACTAATGGAGCATAGACCGAGATTAACACCCGAAGAATATAATCTAGTCATTAACCACCGTAAAAGTCAAGGCAATAGAGTTCTAGTTATCGGAGATTTACACGAGCCTTTCTGCTTAGATGGTTACCTTGAATTTTGTAAAGCTACCTATGAGAAATACAACTGTAACAAGGTGGTGTTTATCGGTGACGTTATCGACAATCACTATTCTAGTTATCATGAAACAGATGCCGATGGTTTAGGTGGTGGTAATGAATTAGATTTGGCTATTAGTAAAATATCAAAGTGGCGTGATGCTTTTCCAGTAGCACACGTTACAATAGGCAACCATGACCGTTTAATCATGCGTAAGGCACAAACAGGAGGTATACCTACCAAGTGGATTAAAGACTATAAAGATGTCTTAGAAACGCCCCAATGGGATTTTGTGCATAGAGTGGTGATTGATAAGGTTCAATACATTCATGGTGAAGCAGGAACGGCAAAGGCTAAATGTAGAGCCGATATGATGTCAACAGTACAAGGACACTTGCATACTCAATGTTATACTGAATGGTTTGTAGGTGCTAACTTTAAGATATTCGGAGCGCAAGTAGGTTGCGGTATTGACCATGAAGCCTATGCAATGGCTTACGCTAAGGCAGGTAAGAAACCTGCTATAAGTTGTGCGGTTGTAATAAATGGAGAAACAGTAATTAATGAAATGATGAATTTATGAAACTAAACACCACACATCTACTATGCTTTATTTGGGCTTGTGTAATATCGTTCTTGCTATACTTAGGACTTACATCATGTTCGGCTCAATACCACTACAAGAAAGCAATTAAGAAGGGGGTACAATTTGTACCTACACATGATACGATCACGTTAACTAAAGTAGATTCAATACTAATTAATAACGAATGGGTTAAGGTAGTAACGGAATATGATACTATCATTGAATATAATACGGTTTATGTACCTAAGACACGCTATCAGATTAAGACCGAATACAAGCTGAAGCGAGATAGCATTGAAGTAGTTAAGTACAAGACTAAGATTGAATACAAGACCATTAAAGCAAAGTATAAGTTTCCATGGGGTGCTTTGGTGATTTGCATGGTAATAGGACTTATAATAGCATTAATTAAAACTAAGATATGGAGATAACTATACCTGCCAACACATTACAAGTTGGTGACATTTTAGAAATAACAGTAATACTTAAGTAATATGTACGATGAGAAATATAAAGGTGTAACTATTCAAGGTTCGCACTTTCCTGACAAGCCGATTAAGAATAATGTAAAGATTGAGTTTAGCGATGAGGTCCTAAAGATTTACATACCTACAATTCAGAAGATGGATGTACCTAAAGGTATTATGTTATTGTGTATAATTATGACGGACCATGAAGGGTTCTATGGTAAAGGTCCAAAGCATCGTCAAGCGTCAAGAAGTTTCAGGACCAACAATCCAGGCAACATTGGTAATACTGACAACGGTAGCAACTCAACTTGCGCAACTTTAGAAGATGGAATTAAACTACAAATAAAGTATTTTAATAAGATACTTGCAGGACTTAGTAAACCGTTTCCATTAGGTAAGCAAGTAACCATTAAGCCGTATTTCAGTCAAGAGATAGCGGATAATTATAAGACTTATCAGATGTCACCTTATGTCCCTGGTTATTCATTTGTATTCACAGGTCAGTTAGATCAATTTATTAAGATTTATTCAACCGGTGCAAGAGCAGGTAACAGTTATTTATCAGAGATTATATCATTCTTTAAGAATCATGGTATAGAAATTAATGGTAAAACTACGTTACAAGAGTTGGCGTTAATAAAATAATTCGTACATTCGCTACTCATAGAAGTTAGTTTTTCAAGTTAGGTTTAGACCCTCATCATTCGGTGGGGGTTTTTTCATTTACCACTCATCCTAATAATTCACCGTTCATCACATTTCTTAATTATATTCGGAATAGATGCAGTAGTTTAGTAGAAAATTAAAACTAATTATTATGAAAACAGAAATCAATTTTTCAGACTATTTATCAGAAGATGAGAAAATAGAAATCGTAAAAGACGTATTTAAAGAAGTTGTTAAAACTGAGTTGGTAAATCAATTTCAAGAAGAAAAGCGTACAAATTCAAAACGCATGAAAGACTACGAAAGAATTGTATCGAATGCTATTTTTTATTACTTAGAATCAGAGATAGATTCATTGATAGATTCAGACACTAAAGAATTAATTAAGAATGGAGTTTTAAAAACAATTTCAAAACAAGATTACAACTACTCACTATTTAGAGGTAAAACAGCTTGGGATTCTGAAATTTCACCTGCACAAGCAGTTGTTATTGAAGCTATAAACGAATCAAGAGAATCTATGAAGGAAAAAATAAAGTCTAAATTTGAAGATAACATAAACAATATTGATACAAGCCAAATGACTGATATTATTTACGAAATAGTATCAGAAATTGTCAATGAAAAACTAAAATCTTAACACATTTATTATGAAAAAACAACTAATCGAACAAAGCAGGCTATTAGAGAAAGCTATGGACTTGCTTGACCTTGCTAGAGGGATGCAAGAAAGACTAGACAGTCTATTGAAGTATAATGTTGAAGTAGCTGAACATAATGGATTCAGACCACATTCAACAGAGCGAATTGATACAGTTCGTAAAGGTGTGCAAAGGTTGTACACTAGTTATAAAGTAATCATTAAACAAATGCAGGAAGTATGAAAGTAGAAGTAAAACAAGTAGAAAAGAAGTTTGAACCTATTGAGTTGGTTATAACTATTGAGAGTGAAGAGGAAGCAAAATCTATATTAAAAATGTGCCAATACAATGAATCAATACCATCAATAACTGGTTGCGATAATTTTAGCACTGTTCAGAATTTTTTAAATAGATTGTCAAACGAAATACACAAAGCGTTATGAACCTACACAAATGGCTAAACAAGTCGACCAAGCCAACGACTAAAGAGAATAGTTACACGCCACCTAAATACGTGTGTGTAAGTAGTTCAGTAGATGAAGGTCAAGGAATGACTTTTAACGAGAAAGCAAATCATATATTTAAACAAATAAAGAAAGGATGAAAAAGTTAGAAAAAGGAGATTACGTAGTTAATCTTAGTAAGCAACAGTTTGATGAAATATTAAACATTTGCGACATGTGTTATGTAAATATAAAAGACCAAAAATTTTACTACGATAAAAAAGATAATTACATTTATTGCCATAATGAATCAGAAGCAATTAATGAACTTTCATTCGATGAGTTTAAACAACGTGCAATTAACACCTTCAAACAATGCTAATAGGCGACAGAAAGTACTCACAGTTCTACAAGCAATGGGGAACGGTACAACGAATTAAGGACATATCAGAAGATTACCCAGTAGTGATTAGCTTCGATAATGGTTCAGTAGATTACTACACACTAGATGGTAAGATGTTTATTGAGTTTGATGTAAAAGATTTGGAAGATGAGGACTAAATTTAGAAAGCTAACAGAAGAAGAAAAGGAACGTATAACAGTTGAGTTTCATCTGTACTCACTTCGTTCCTTAGCGTTTAAATATGTTGTATCAACTTCAACTATTCAACAGATAGTTAGTGAGTTCCTACAAAATAAACGTATCGACATCAAAGGTCTTACACTTAACGATATAATGGATAAGTATAAGGTTACGATAACTAAAGCGATTCAGATAAGACATCAGTTTGATCGTACTCTGCCAGGTAGGGTTTACTTCGGACAAGTTAAAGAAGCTATCTACTCGAATGAAGATGAGATGATGATACCTAGTTACTCAGTTAAAGATTTGAAAGGTGATGAATTACTAATACTAGAACATGGGATATAAAGATGACTACCATAGCGGTAATAGAAGAGATATTAATATCAATAAGGTTATTAATAAACCTATGACCCCCGAACAAAAACTTTTAATAGCTAGTTCATTCCTACCATTGATTGCAGACTTCTTAGAAGATGTACCGATGACACAACTAGCGAAGATGAAACGGAATAGACTAGTAACAGAAATACGTTCATTCGATGCGTTCCTGATGGTAGGTGCTGACATCGAAGCAATGGAACAACAGATAGAACTACAACAAGCGTTTAGACAATGGTTAAAAGAGATGATATGATAAAGATAACTAACGAAGATAACATGGAGCTAATGGCTCGATACCCTGATAACTATTTTGATTTGGCAATTGTTGACCCGCCTTATGGGATTGGTTATGATGGAGCAAAAAAAACAAGTGGAAGCAACGGAGGAAGAAAGGCACATGATTTTAAAGGATGGGATTCAAAAACGCCTAATGAATCATATTTTAAAGAACTTTTTAGAGTTTCAAAGAATCAAATTATATGGGGTGCAAATTATATGACTGAATATTTACCGCCTTCAATGGGATGGATTGTGTGGAGAAAAGATAGGGGTAATTTTAGTTCAAGTGATGCTGAATTAGCCTTTACTTCTTTTAATAGAGCATTAAGAGAATATACAAAAAACCCTTTAGTTTTATCAAGAGAAGGTGGAACTATTCACCCAACACAAAAACCTATATGTTTATACAAATGGATATTAGACAAATACGCTAAACCAAACGATAAAATACTAGACACCCACTTAGGCAGTGGAAGTATAGCAATAGCGTGCCATGATTACGGATTTGACCTTACAGCATGCGAATTAGATAAGGAGTATTTCGATAAGGCAATGCAAAGAATTAACAACCATGTAGCACAACAAAAATTATTTTAACCACTCATCTACTCCACTAACCGTTCACCACCAACTACTTGTCCTTTCATTTTGACTGATGCGTCAATGAATAACTCAACTTGTACT